CTCACCAAAGATTATGGAGAAATAGTTCTCATCTCTCATATCGTTGGTAATACTCCATCTAACATGTTTAGTCGATCGTTATAGGAACGTTGTGCATCAGCCATACCTGGAGCAAGAGCCCGATTAACGAGGTCTTTATCCATGAATACAGGACTGACACGGTCTTGAGCGAGAAGTTCATTACCAACAGTTCCAACTTCTGCAAGAGTCTCAAGCTTACGATCAAGAGCATTAAGACCTTTAACTACTTCATCAATAGAATATCTATTGCTTGCTTGCGCCCTTGTAGCAGGGTTAAGCGCAGAGTAATTTACTCCGCCTGAAAGGTTAAGCGAACCAATACCGCTCCAGTTATATCCATCGAGATTTGTAGTATCGAGAACAGGGGTAATGGTTGGGTTCATATCCATATTCTCATCCAGGTATCCGGTCATAGTCTCCATAGAGGACTGAACGAATTCGTGGACCTTATCCATGTTTGAGGAAATAGCTTCCATAGATTTAGTAGAACCTAAACCTCCTGCAAATTCCTTAACAATAGCAAGGCCTGAACGGAATACGCCACGCCATCCGTCACCAGAGAAGACCCCTTCTTTGGCTGGAGATTGTGGTTGGTGATGTTTGACCTTGGAGTTGACCTTAGCCATAGCGTCATCTACTGCCTTAAGGGCCGCTTGAGAAGCAAGACCCCCAGCGAAGGCCTTAGTGATAGCCTCACCAGAGTTAGCCGCAGTACCAGTGCCTTTAAGACCGCCTTGCGCTGCCTTATTAACCTCACCTGCCGCCTTAGATGCTTTGCCTTTATTCTCATCAGACTTGAGGTTGTTCGCATATGACGTAACTGATTTATCAGCGGAGTCTTTACCATCAAACTTCATAGCCTTCTGAGCAGTATCTGCAACAGTCTTGGCAGATGACTCGGCAGTAGTTTTACCATTACCGATAGTATTACTATAATTAGTCATACCCGTACCGGCGAGATTGATACCGGGAGCAAAGTTACCTAGAGTAGTGTTAAGGTTCTGTTGTGTTGTAGTGGCTTTCGCATTTACATCACCAGACATCTTATCCATACTCGCACCAACTTTAGCATTGGCATCATCTACAGCAGAAGCAGCTTTATCACCCATACCCTCAACAGGTTTCATGTATTCGTCCATGTTCTCTTGAGAGATACCAGCGAAGTCACCAGCAGCCAGCTTATCAATCATTTCTTGATTAATCTCACCAGTCTTAACTCCGGCCATTGCTTTGGTAATATCAAGTTGACCACCCATATGCTCGTTGAGTTTAGTAAATGCTGAGCTAATAAGACCTGTATCGAAGCCTTGTCCGTTACCAGAAAGACCTTCTTCGACAGCCTTCTTAACTTGGTCACCACTATCCTTAGCCTTTTCCTTAGCAGTAAGAACACCGTTGGCATAATCGAAGCCTGCAGCCTCAGCGATATACTTGATTTGGTTCTCAGTCATACCAAGTTCAGCCATCTTAGCCAACAGCTTACCGGCTTCTTGTGCAGAAATCGAACCATTTTGAAGTCCTTTGATAAATTCTTCAGGGCCTTGGATGCCGAGCTGAGAACAGTAGATACGGAAGGTGTCTAGACCGTCTTTACCTGATGCAGCAAAGCGACGAGCTGCTTCTGCCTCTTCTGGGCCGAGTGCATCCATAGTTTCAATGGCTTTCTTGATACCTTCTTCGGTTGCGATTGACGGGTAGTCTTTGAGTTCATCCAAAGCTTTACGACCAGACTCGGCCATAGCCTTAAACGCTTCATCGACCTTAGGGGTCATCTCCTTGACCTTATCGCCAATGAATGGGATATTCTCCATAGACTTCAGCATCAGGACTGTCATGATACGAAGGCCTTCTAAGATAACCTCAGTAAGAGCCTCAACCATCTCAAGACCGGCCATAACAAGAACGTTCTTATTATTTCTAATCCATTGGGCAACTTGCAACAGACCTTGTAGAAATGCATCACAGAATTTAGTGAACCAACCAGGCATAGCCTCTGTTAATTTAATAACGGCTTCACCAGCGATTGTTACGAGTGTTTCGGCGACCTTAGCAGACATTGATAGAACACCTTCAAGGAACCCGCCTAGGAGACGAACCCCTACTTGGATAATACGCCCAATATTGCCTTCTACACCTTCGATGAAGCCTACCACTATACCGGTTACAACACCGGCTGCAACACGACCCATATCATCGGCACCTTTGGCCGCTTCTTTGAAGAATTTAGCGACGTTCTGTCCACCTTCAGCGCCAAGCTTAGATGTAGTGGTTATCATATCATTCATTGCTTGAATGAATCCAGTAGCAGCGTTAAGGAATCCTGCTAGAGCATCGGCCGCGACTTTAACACCTAGACCAAGAAGTAAGAAGCTTCCTGCCAGGACAGCGACGCCGGCCATACCCATTGTGGAGTTTCCGAGTATGCCACCGATAACAGCAAGACCTGCTACAATAGCACCAAGAACGCCAACTTTAGTCCAAATATCATCAACCGGAATTTGGGTTAGCATTTGCATACCAAGTGCTGCAACCACGACAGCCCCAACAATTACGCCTAAAGCGAGTAGACCGTCTTTCTTAATCTTCTCACTAAGTTTAGCAAGCCCGACGAAACCAAGCATAACCGCACCGAGAGCCACTACAGCCGTAACAACATGTCCAAGGTCTGTGTTCATTTGACTTAGGATAAATAGACCGGATGCCGCAACGACAACCTCAGCTGCGATTACCCCTAGACGTCTAATACCACGAGAGGTTCCGTCTCCGGCAACTGCGCCATCACCAAGCTTCATAGCAAGCAATGAGAATAGACCGACAACAATCGTGATACCACCCAAAGCATTCATGAACGTATCGGGATTTGGCATCTTGCCTAATTCTCCTGCGAGTTCTGACATCATTTTGAATAAAAGTATCATACCGCCGAACATTACGAGAGCGTTCTTAGCAAACGATTGCTTAGAGTTGTCAAGTTGGCCAAATGCAAATGTCATTGCCGCCATAACACCAAGCATGGCTAATACAGCTGCACCACCCTTAAGTAAGACATCAGTTTTCATCTCACCGAGGGTCTGTATGGTAGCGGACATCTTCTTAATGGCAGACGCCATAGCACTAAAGGCGAATACTGAAGCAAACTTAGTACCTTGCATCTTAGATGTTGCTAATACAACAGCCGTGATACCAAGAACGATAGCAGCCATACCAGAAATGCCCTTGAGCAGTGTCGGGATGTCCATGGAGCCAAGTGCCGCAATAGATGGAACAATATTCCTAATTGCGTAGGCCATACCCACAAAGGTTAGGAACGTTACAGCAATCTTTTGAGTACCACGAACCGTATTCCCTTGTAACTTGTTCATTATAGCCATCGATGTAAACATCGCGGCAAGCAAGAGACTTACACCAATAATACCCTGAAGACCCTTCTTCCAGTCCATATTACCCAATAGAGCAACAGAGGCTGTAAGTAAAAGGATCGATCCTGCAATACCTAGCATACCAAGCATGGCTTGTTGCATATTACGTACTCTGGCAGGGTTGAATTTCTTAGTCGTCCTAGATAATGTGAGATAGAACACCTCAAATACCAGCAAGACACCAGCCAAGCCGCCGAGGCCTACTAAGAGTTTATCAGCAGGGATGGTTGAAAGGAGCCATAATGACGCCACCAATACACCAATAGCAATGGCCATCGCCTTAATGTTTTGTAGGCGCGCTTTTGCTCTAAAGAATGAACCAATCCAACCAAACATAGCTGTAAGCGAACCAACTACAGTCTTAGGCCCGTGTGTTAAACTTTTGAAGAAATCGCCAAACATGTCTTTCATGGTAAGGACACGTTTACGAGTATTCCAAAGAACCGCGATAGCCGCTGCTAGAGTTAATATACGGCCGATAGACTCAGAGTTCTCTTTGGTAAATGGCTTAAGGCCTTCGCTAAACATATTAGCCATAAGCTTAGCCATATCACCGATAGTCTCGAAGATACCTTTAGTCTTGTTATGAATATGGTCAACGTCATCACTAAGCTCATTGATACCAGACTTAGCTTTCTTCATATCGCTTTGACCAAAATCAAGAGGCGACCTATCATCAGCATGAGCTGTTGTTACACCAAATAACTTAGTAAATGCATCCCATACATCTTTAACAGACTCGATAACCTTACCAAAGGTCTTACTGATACCATCTCCGATTTGTTTAACAGAGTCGCCGAAGTTCTTGAATGAGAAGTCCACACCTTTAAAGTTAGATGAGAAATCACTAGCAAACTTCTTGACGTTGTTCCAAATATCGATAAGGAACTTCTGGACATCTTCCGGTAAAGAACCGAAGAATTGTTTGAACCAAGGACCGAAAGTAGACTTAAACCAATCAATAATTCCAGAGAATGTGTTCTTGAAACCATCAAAGATTTTAGTCATAGTTGGGCCGTGAACTGTTTCACCTAGACCTTTCCAGAAGGCACTAAACCAACCGCCGAAAGTCTTCAGGGTCGTCTTATAGTTAGTGAAATCAACTTTAGATTTACCCAGTTCAGTCTTGATGTTATTGGTCATTTCGCCGATAAGATTTTTACCATCGGTCAGACCTTTAATAGCGAGTTTAACCACATCAAGTTCGCTAGCCCATTTACGGAAACCGTCGATAGACTTAACGATACCTGGAATAAACCCATCAGCAAAGTTCGCACTCAGAGTTTGTTGGATTTGCTTAAATCCGTCAGCCAAATCTGAGAATTTGAAGTTACCAATACTGAAACCGGCCAATTTGTTACTCAACCACTCAAATGCTTGACCTACTGCGTCTACAATAGGTTTAAGGAATGCGAATGAGAATTGGACTTTATCCAGTTTATCGGCGTATTCTCCGAGTGAAGGCCATGTCTTACGAACGACATTACCCAATGATTGGAAGGAGAATGTAGAGTTTTCCAACCATTTTGACAATCCCGCACTTCCTTTAGAGATAGACTCGAAAGGATTAGAAGCAAAGCTAGCAAGACCGGATTTAATCTTACTAGTATCAGGCATATCGAACTTAAGTCCTTTAAACATGCCTGTAATGTTGCTAGGGATTAGAGAACCCCAGTTAAGGTTCTTATTAAAGTCTTTCCAGCTACGGATTTGTCCATTAATGACACCATCCATATTCGCGTTAAACTGTGCCCAGAAAGTCTTGTAGTTAGTTTTCATAGTTCCGGAGAACGTATTCCAGTCACTACTCATCTTATTTAGATTTTGACGTAGTTTATTCCCGAACTGTCCAGCCGAACTACTCATGTTATGGGTCGCTTTGTTGAAATCAGAGAAACCAATAACGAAATCACCCAGCATCTTACCGAATACCGGAAAGCGTTTCATTGCGGTACCTACACCGAACGCCCAGTCATTAAACCCCTTATAGTTCTTATCAAGCGTATTGTTAAGAATCTTGAACGGGCTCATAAAATGAGCAAAGAACGTTCGAATGTTCTCCCTAGCCTCACGAACACCCGGTATTAATAGTAGGACTGTTTCCCCAAATTTCTTAAGGAAATCAATCACTTTACCGATACCGTTTGGAATGGAGTCGAATACGCCCATCCAAACTTGAGCGAACTTACCAAGATATTCATTAACCTTAGCCCAGAAACCATGTACAGCGTTTGCGACAGTATCGAATACTTTACCAGCTTTCTCAAAGTTGATAAATTTGCCGATAACCGTCTCGATAGTTCGAATAACCGAACTTACCACGCTAGACAGCATACCCAAGAACAATACGAAATTCTTGAACATATGGTCTGGAATAAGGAGTTCAATAATCTTAAGTTTCGCGCCTAATTCAGCAAGAATCCATTTAATTACACCAAATACTGTCTGGAAGGTTTGTTTGAATGCTTCAGACTCTGCGGTACCGATTTTAAGTTTTTCAGTTAAACCTTGGATTAACCCAATAAGTTGTTGACCAAAAGAAATCGTATGGTTATCGCCAAATACTGTACGGAAGGCTTCTCCGATAGGTTTAATAATCAAACTAAGAGAATTAAACGCGGTCTCCATTAGCTGGATAACCTTCTGACGACCACCAAGGTCTACAAAGGATTTAGCGAATTCTACAGCTTGATTACCCGCTTTGGATAAAGCGTTTGCTGCTAAATTACCCCATTTAGTCCAGAAAGCAGTCACTTCTTCACTACCCGCTTGACCAATAAGAGTTTCCCAGAAACGAGCCCATACACTAGTTACCTGGTCTGCTACCGCTTCAGATACTTCTCCAAGAGTGTGGAATTCTTCAGCCATTTTAGACAAAGTCTCATCATTAGCTAATGTCTCTAATGACTTGATAAGAACTTCGTTAGTCAACCAACCTTGTTGAAGTGAGTTGCGGAACCCTTCAGACATATCAACATCTTGACCTAATGCCTGAGCTGTTTCAAGCAAGATATCTTTAAACCTTTGGGTCGCCATACCAGCATTTTCAACTGATACCCAGTTCTGAGTATTCATCTTACCCATTTGTAGGGCTTGTTGCACACCGAATTGCAATGACCGATTAAATCCGTCAGTTGATGCTCCTGCAGAAGCGGCCAAGTTACCCCAACCTTTTAGAGCGGTTGTTGACTCTTTAAGACCTACCCCCGCATTTACGAACTGAGCAAGAGAGCCATGCATCTGCTTAACGGAATATTTGGTCGTTTCGGCATATTTCTGTAGGTCATCTAGGGAGTCTGTAATATTGCCCATCTCAGAACGACCCAATGCCGCGACCAGCATATTTACCGAGTTAATCTTATCCTCAAACTGTCCAAACCCTTGTTTTACTGGCGCAATAGCGTTCATAACACTACGTCCAAGGTTTGTCGCGATAGATAACCCAGCTTGAACCGCAGATGCTGCGATATTACCCAGTGCCACCGTAGCGATAGATTGTAGGAAACTAAACCCTTGTCCAGATTGTTCTACCCGGTCACCCATCTCTTCGATAGCTTGAGCTGCTTGTTGGGTGCCACTAGATACAGGAGAAATAAAACCTAACACACTAGATGCAAAAGTTCCAAATCCGCCAGTAGTCCGAGTTAGAGAACCTGCCACTTTATCAAAAGCTCCGATAAATACATCGCCAATTTTAGGCGCTTTATCCATCAACTCAATTAGAGATTTGGAGAGATTTTTAGCGGATTTCTCGATATTAGTAAAACTAGATTTACCATCAGATTTACTCAGGCCTTTATCCAAAGCTTCAAGAGAACTCAAAGACTCTTTAAGACCCTTCTTGAACTGTTCGTTATCAATACCGAGTTTGATAAGACGTTCTTCAATTACTTGTCTACTCAACTATTTTTTCCACCTCCCTCATGACCTCTCTTGCTATATCGTCCACAATTGGTGATACAAAATTGTTAGCAGGAACATAACCGCCAGTGCCGGTACCATGCCCGTTAACAATCAAAACTACCAATGGTGTCCCATCAGATACTTTCTTAGAATTAGAATAGTACAAATTTAAACCATTTTGACTTTTTTCGACTTCCATGTCCCATGACGAAGCGGTACTACCTGAACGCTTAGGAGTCGCAGATATTAGCCGGCTAAGACCTCTAGAACCGATACCGTTAAGGCTAGCTGCAGTTTTATGCATAGACTCCGCATTAGACAAGGAAGATTTAAGGTTAGATTTTCGGCGGACGGAAGTTACCTTGATTCGCATTTAATCTAGCCTCCTTCATTTGTTGTAGTTTGGCTAGACGTTCTTGGTTAATACGGTCGTATTCAGCCAAGGTCTGCGCCTCTGTTTGTTTCTTCTTAGGAGCATTAAGTTCACCTATTACATTAAGAAGAGTCAGTAGTCTATGTAAGTTCCAGGTTTCACATTCAAATGGTATACGAGCGTTGGCCATATAGGCGTAGATGACCTCAGAAGTCATAACCATGCCCTGTTTGTTACCTTGGTCGTTCTGCTTAATAGTTGTAGCGGTAGGATTGTCATTCAGATACATGGATAGTTGGATTACGACATCTTCAGTTAAGTCTGAATAATCAATATCCTCTTCGCACATCAGAATGAAGTAGTCATAAAGCTCCCCAGTGGTCTTTTCTTCTCGAGTTAGAAAAGGCTTGCGATAGATTGACTCCCATTCCGTTAGTGTTTTAAGACTATGTTCGA